TTCTACTGGAGCTTTAGTTACTAGTGGTGGAGATAGATGGTCAGTAGGTTCTAACAGTTCAACTTTATTTGGTCTAGGAAATGATGGAACAACAAATCAAAGTGGTCAAACTTATGTAGCTTACTGCTTCGCAGAAAAAAAAGGTTTCTCAAAATTTGGTAGCTATGTTGGTAATGGAAACGCAGATGGAACATTTGTTTATACAGGATTTAAACCAGCTATGGTAATTTACAAAAGGTCAGACGGAATAGAAGGTTGGATGATACAAGATAATCGAAGACCAGAATATAATCCTATTGGTGGTAATCTTTTTCCAAATAATGCTAATGCAGAAAGCACAGATGCTAGATTTGACTTTTTATCAAATGGTTTCAAAGCAAGAAGTGGTAATCAAAACACAAATGCTTCAACACATATCTATATGGCATTTGCAGAACAACCATTAGTTAGTTCAAGCGGAGTACCTTGTACGGCTAGATAATTTAAGAAAGGAGTAAACTATGTTTGATAATTGGTTAAAATCTTGGGAAGATTTATTCACTTATGACAACTGGAAAAAAGAAGCTGTCAAATGGAATAAAAAAGTTATTAAGTTTTGGGAAGACGCATACAAAGATATTTTTAAGAAATAATATTAAACTAATTTCTTAATCCAATTACCTTTTTCATTAAGCACAAGCGGCAACAATCGTGGTATGCCGTCTATAATAATACCACATCCTAATATAAATCTTGTTTTAAAATTTTTTGCGTAGTGAAAAGCTAGTGACTTTTGATTTATAAGGCATCCTACATTCATACCAAAAAATAGATTGTCTGGATTAGCCCACCAAGATATTAAAAACTTAGTATGGTAGTGGCCTTGTACAGCAGACATACCCATTGTTTGTGATACCTTTAATATGTCAGCAGATCTACCGTGAGTAAAGAAACATCTTTGTCCATTAGACATTGTAATAGTTAAATCATCAATCCATTGCCATTTCTTAGTACCTAAAAACTCACCATAATCTTTAAGAAACTCTTTAGACATTCCAAACTTTAATGCTCGTCTATACACTAAACTACTATGATTACTTTCTACCTCAATCATTTTAGGAAAGATGCTTTCTAATTCTCTAATATACTTACGTGCTACTCTTAATTCATCACCAGCAGAATATAAATCTGGATCGTGAGAATGCATAGATATAGCGTGGAAGTCTAATAAATCACCAATGTTTACCACAAAGTCTGGATTGTATTCTTTCTTAATTTCTTTTAAAAAATCAAAAGCGTCTTTATGATGATACGGGATGTGAAGATCACTAATAACTAATATTCTTTTGTGGGTCATAATGAATAGCGGGTGAACCGTCTATATATTCCTCTAGGTTTTTAATTTTATCTTTTAGATCTATGTATTCTACAACACCATTAGTAATATGTACTTCTTTTAATATTGGTGTTTCTTCTTTGTTCTCGTAGTTTACAATAATATCTTCAAGAATAATCACATACAATCTATACAGGAAATTATTATAGATTGCAACTTTTCATTACCTGTGCAAGTGAGTTAGCACGTGAAGGAGTTTGCTTTGCCCAACGACTATCAAGCATTTGTATTGATGCTTTATTGTAATCTTGTTCTTGTAATGCAGACCACATCTTTTTAAATTTAGATACACCACCAACACCGAGTTGGAATACCATCTCAATTAAGACACATTTGGCATTGAATAATAATTCTGCCACATTGTTGTCATTAATTAATTTTTCAGTATGTGCTTTTGCTGTTTGAAAATCTGCCTCAAATTGTGCATCTAATTCAGATTTAGGATATTCAATATCTTCTTTGTAATGATCTTCTGGAGTAACTAAATGCCCGTATCCTATTGTGGCAAAACCTAGACTATCCTTGTAAATGGTATTTCTGTATCCTTCGTGTTCTTTAATACGTTCTTTTAATTCGTTATATTCCATTATCCCATACCAAATTTAGGAAACCCAGCTTTTGCTTTAGCATATTGTTTAGGGTCAACTGTTGATTTAGATTTAGGATTTGATGTGCCTTTTTTTTTGGCTCTATTCATATAATAATACAAACCTTTTTTTGCTACTTTACCAGACTTTGTTTTATGATAACCTTCTTTCATATTATTTCCTTTTGATTAGATCTGTTGCTTTAAGACCGTACACACTCGCAATTACTCCCACGAAAATTGTCTGATACCAAAATGGAAGATCAGAAAAATACTCAAAAAATAATTTCATCTTTTCCATATGCGCTGGATTATCTGACCATACCGCAAATCCTAACATTACAATAGGGATACTTAACAGTATTAATATGAATTCGTCTTTCCAATCAGACTTTTGATTTTCAAGAATAGCACCTTGATACTCAATTTCACCTTTAGCCATACGTAACGCAGTTTGTAATTTTGCATCCGAGATAGCTTTTTTCGTTCTTTGATTGTTAGCATATACATCCGCCCCTGTTTTGAAAGCCATTGTTAATAGATTTAGCCACACTTTAATTACCCCAAAATCTAAAATCTTTAAGAATTGTAAAAAACATAGCCACTAATGCACCAATTACAAATACAGCTTTAATACCACCTGTACCCATAGCCATTTGTTTTTTTAATTCTTCTATGTCTTTAGAATTTTTATTGACTATCTGTTTAATTTCATCAAGTTTATAAGCAATAACATTATGAGATATGTTAGCAGTTTGAGTTCTTTTGATGGATCTTCTTTTAGGCATCATTAACCTCTTTGCAATAAAAACTCACAACAGTTCTAAATTTGTCTAAATCTTTTTCTTTATAATCATTCATAATTTTATAGCTTTCTTGATAACCACTTATAGCACATTCTTTATATGAATTGTAGTGTAAATTGTTAGTTATTGGCGGCGAACATACGTTAATTACGGTGTGGCATATCTGTAAAACAAGCATAAATTTAATCATATTTTATCCTGTATTTGTAATACTCTATGTAAACCTGTTTGCGCCACGCCCACAAACTCATAGTACGAGCATACTTCCCAATCTTCTGATAAACCTTTACCAAGATTTGATCTGATAATGACTTCTTCTGCGTATTGTTCATTATACCCATCCTCCTGTAAAGTACCTTCGTTTATCATTTGATAAAATTTTTTAATGTTAATTTTTTCATAACCTATATTTTAACAGATTAGGAAGTTAATAGAAATAAATTAATTAATTGAGTTTTGTTAATAGAGATTTAATTTTTTCTAAATAAACAATGGCATCCCAAAGTTCTTCTTGTGTGTCATCAATCCATTTATGTAATGGTTTTGTAGCTTGAACCATTGTTACTCTATAATTTGTCATTCCCTCATCAGACCGTTTAGAAAATTTTTTTAAAAGTTCCTGTATCATAGGATCTTTAGTCATAATAAACGGTCTGACTATTTTAGGTTTGTCTGCCATTAGAAAGTTACATTCATAAAATGACTACAGAATTCATTAACACGACAATAATGTTGGCATCTAACATCTTCACCTTTTCTAAATACAATGCTACATCCTTTACCTTCAATCATCTTTTGACTAAGAAGGAATTGTACAGCTTCTTCTCTTGTAGCAAACACACGCCAAGCAGTTTTTCTATTATCTTTCATAACTGCATAACTGTCTTCTTTACGCCATCTTTCTTTAGCTGTACACATAGGCAATTCTTTAGATTGTTCTGCGTCTTGATGTAATTTGATACGTGTTTTAACGTAGATCTCTTGTTGTTCTTCTGACCAACGACGTACAGGTATCATTACAACTTGTTTACGTGGGTAATTATCTGATTGCATAACTTTTAGTTTAGACCAATCACGCAAGATTGCCATAATAGATAATGATTTAACTTTGATTTCTTTTTTATATCTAGTCAAATCTTTTTGGTTCTTACGACATAAGAAGTCCAATACATTTAATTGGTTTTCCCATTCATCTTTACCGTTAGTTAAAGCATCAAGCGCCGCCCAAGCAGATGTAACTTTAAAATCAATTAAATTACCATCACGAGTTAGATAATCAAACTGACCACTTAAAGTCCATCCATTAGTTATAGCATCATCTTTATAAAACAATCTACGTTCAGATATATCTATTTTTAGTTTAGCACGTTCAATAATATGATGCACAGATTGACCTAGTAAAGAGAATATACGATCAGATACATCCTCTTTAATTAGATCAAAGTTTCGTTGTTCTAGCACCCTAATTCTAGGGGGTGCAATTAAACGGGTAGTTGAAATGTTTGAGCCACTACTGTCATAGGGATCATTCTTTACTGCCCGTTCAATCGCTTTAGGGAGGTTAGAAATATTTGTGAGTTCCATTAAAACGGTATCGCTTCATCACCAACATTAAGATCACTACCGTTATTACCATCACCTAGATCTTGGTTCATATCCTGTAGTTCTCTTGATCTTAATATCATATTACGTATGCCTTCTGATAATTGATTAAATGTTTCTTTCTTACCATTTTGAAAGTCCTGTAAACTAAAGATTACAGTTGGTAATACTTGTTCAACAACCTTATCATTTTTAGCTAAAGGCATTACAGATGATATTACTGACTTACCATTTTTTTCTATTACATTTAACATACAGGCAACACCCGCCAACTTACTTATGTCAAATGATTTGATTTCCGTTTCAGTAAACGGTCTTCCTCGCCAAGATACTAAGTCTTGACTTAGCTTAGATTTTTCGTGCAAAGATAAGTTATAAAACTTACTTATTGTCATTGGTTTACCTTCACCATCAAGTTCTTCTGGTGTTTCCCAAATGATTAACACGGTACGTTTCCAACTAACTTGTCCTTGATAGTCATTTTTTTGTGTACCAAGATCTATAACCTTAATACATCTGGCCTTATGAACACCTGCGGACACGCTTGGAAAACGTGGTGTTTCATTGCCACTTGCTATTATGCTTGTCATATGTTTTTTCCTTTTTCACTAATTTTACTATTGATTAACTACAGTTAAATGATATATTAACAATAGTCAAGTTAAATATTGACATAAGTTAAGAAAACAAATATAGAACAAATATATGGCAAGTGTAATAGATGAATTAGTTGAGGAATTACAAGCAAAGAAAAAAAGATTAGACAAGGAAATAATAAACCTTGACAGATCTAGTGTTATTCCACAACATTACAACAAAGCAGAATGTATCTGTAAGCTAACAGACGAGGCAATTCAATGCGAAGATAGAGCCAATTATCTGTTGGAATTAAGACACAATACTGTTGCAAATATACCACAATGAGTAATTTAGAATTAGCACAGAAAAGAAAAAAAGAAGTCATTGATAAATATGGCGGTAAAAATTTATCTAGAATGCTTGGAATATCACATCCAGCAGTATCTAAATGGAAAGTAATACCTCCATTTCGTGCTTTTCAAATTGCAAAATTGGGTGATTTTGATATAGAATATATTAGACCAGATTTAAGAATTACGCCTCAACGCTAGGCGTAGCGCATCTATCAGATTAGCGTAAAAGTATAGCGTCTTGGTGTGGCGGTTTTTTTCCCTTCGTTATCTTTAGTTAGGTTTCCGCCACATCTTTATTCATAGCATTGCTATAGCATTGCCATAAAATCGCATCATTTTGC